GTGGATATTTTAAATTTAAACAAACTACTTTTAGATTTGCTAACTGCTTTCTATCAATGAGTTCTTTTGTTGATACAACTCTATTGACTATCCCAAATAAACCTGTTAATACTAACTTATGAGTTTTACTATCGTCTAGTGTTCCTGTAAGACCTATTCTATATTTACAATCTGTAAGTTTTGTCATTATTTTTGTTAATGAAACTGCCTTAAACAAATGAGCCTCATCACCTATAACAGCACCATAATCTTCAAAAAACTTTTTAGGCATTTTATATAATGATTGCCAAGTTGAGATAACTATTCTTTTGTCTTCATCAATATCATAACCGTGATATTTTCTACTGACATTTGTTTCTACATCATATCCATAGTCCTTAAAATCTTTATATAATTGTTCTACTAATGATGTTGTAGGTACTATAATTAAAACGTTATTGTTTATCATATTTAAATAATGTCTTACCAACATATAGATAATAAGTGATTTACCTGAAGCTGTAGGTGATAATATAAGACCTCTATCGTATTCTAAGGCAAACTTAAACGCATTTATTTGATAATCCCGAGGTTTAATAGAGAGTTCATACTCTTTAATCATACCGTCTATATCGGCGGCTGAGACGTTGCTACGTGTCAAAATATCACTAGATTCAACTATATGTACGTTTTTCTTCTTACACCAGTCTTTTAGATAGGGATACAGACCAACATACATTTGACCTGTTGCATATGAATAAAGTCTTATCTTGCCATCCCAAACTCTATTACGAAACTGTGGTGTAAACTTATAACCAGGCACCTCAAAAGAGAAATAGTCTGACAGCTCTCTACGAATAGAAGCATCAGCATCTATTTTGATGTAAACATCATTAAGTTTATCTACAATTATATTTTGCATATCAGACAAATGATTTTCCTACGATCCAACCTACTAAAGATTTTCTTATACCTTTAATAACAGGATTAACTTTGTGCCAAACAAAACTAGGAAAAACTATCATAGTTCCTACTTGATTATTGTTTAATTTTATATACTTGTTTTTTTCTTGTTTAGGATGTGGTATACACAGTTCAAACTCACCACCTTCATAGTCATCATTTAACAACAAAGTAAAACTTAATTTTCGTATAAGACCATTTGAATATGGTTTATTGTGTGTGTCAATGTGCCAATCGTAAAAATCATTTTCTTTATAAACAGTATATTGAAAAGGCTCATATTCTTTTAAACCAAAGTTCCAAGTTTTGTTACATATCTCAATTGTAGATGATAAGGTATTTTTAATCCACTCATCTCTAATCCAAGACACAGCTGACTTACGATTATTTTGATTTCCCTCTTGTATCTTAGCATCAATTAACTTTTGTTGTTCTCCAGTTGCAATTATATCATTACAAATACTTTTTGAAATAACCGACTGACGGACCTTGTATGGCTCAGGAGTAAACATTTTAGATAATACCAGAAGTAAACTTCTTCCACTCTATAGCGTTTTTGATTTGAAATGTACGATTAGATATAATACGAATTGTTTTGTCTAAGTAATCTACAACACTTTGTATATAAGTTACCTTTTGTTCTAACTTAATTAATTCATCGTCAGCTTTTAAATATTTGTCAACGTCTTGTTTAAGTATTTTTAAATTAAAAGGTTTCTCTTGGTACACACTAGGGTCGGCTTTGCCAGTATAATATTCCCATTTTTCTCTCAATAATCTATCTCTATCTTGTTCAGTTTTCTTCAATAGATTTATATATTGATTATGAAACTTACAGTACTTGTTGTGTAGTGCTGGGGTTTTTAATGATTCTAAATCTAATTCAGTATCATTTAATTTTAGGTCTTTTTCGGCTAATGCCTGCAATTCATCAAAGGTCATAATATCTCCATTATATCAGTTATTGACTATTTAGTCAATGGTTAACTTGTTGTTTCAATAGTAGCACTAGCACCTACATTTGCAAACTCATATATCTTATACTGAAATGTAACACTAGCTGTCAGATAATCCACGTCTGTGGCTTGTTGATTATAATCTAATCCAGAAAGTGAAATAGGATATACATCTCTAAATCTGATTTCTACGTTAGAATTATTTTTACTTGTTAATACAAATAGTGTAGCGTCTGAATACAAACCACCATCGTCTGGTGCCATTTTTGATACTTGTCCAATTTCACTAGAGTACGTTTCGTTTGTTGTAGTTGGATATCTATCTGAGCCTGCATTTTGCAATGCTCTAAATTGTGAATAATCTTTTGGAAAGCCAAGACCTGTAATCCAACCGTGTATCTCTCTATAGTTTTCTAAATTTTCATCAACCAAAAAAGATATGTTTAAAGTATCATAATCAACTTTATCACCAGGCATTGGTACATCTTTTAATGGTGTAGCAAAAACTGAAGTGCCTAACGTAACACCAGGTATGTTTGCAGCTGTACAAAAATATTCTACTTTAGGAAGTTTAATAATACTAAACTTAAACTGTGTAGGACTTGCATAGTCCAATTTAGTAGGTTGTCTATTATATGAGTTTGTAGTAGTCATACTACTATTTATCTGTTTGTTTATCTACTTCTTGCCACTCTTTTTCAGTAGCTTGTTTTTCTAGTTGTTTTTCAGTTTCAGTTAAAACAATCTCTTTTTGTTCTACCTTTTTAATCTTTTCTTCTAATTCCTCTAATACATTTGGTTCAGGATTAAGATAATTTAACCCTTGTGCAACAAGTGTCATAAACAAAATTACAGCTAGTACTCCTAAAATTTCTTTAAATGGTGTTCTTTTCCACATAGGTATTTCTTTATAAATTGTTATTCTTTCACTATAAAACATAATCTACTTTTATTTATGCTAAAAAAAAGGGCGACTTTTTAGGGCCGCCCTTTTAAATTTGTTTGTAACAAGTATTACATTAAGTTAACGATTTGAACTTTTCTGTAATATCTGTTTGCATTAGCAGATGTTAAACCATCAGCAGTAATAGCGTCAGACGCACCAGCACCAGCAAATGGGTTCGCTACTAGACCGTATCTAGTTTTGAATCCAATTTTTGGTTGGAATGTGTCTTGGCCAACTGCTCTTACCATTTGTAGAGGTACATATGGGCAGTAGAATATACCAGCGTCATATGGTGAAGTACCTTTGTAACCTACTACAAAGTATTGTTTAGCAGCTGTATTTGCTGAATATGGATCAATGTAAACTTTATATTTACCATTTAATACACCAGCAAAAGTATTTCCTGTGTCATCAACATTTAAATTGTTGTTTAACGCAGGAGTGTAGTCTAACACACCAGCCATTTGTAACGCAGAAGCAACGTCTGAAGAACAGATAATCATATTACCTTTTCCTCTTCTTGTTCTTTGTGCGATTACGTTAGCATCTCTTTCTAATTGGAACATTAGGCCTTTAAATCTTTCAACAGACCATCTACCGTTAGAGTCTGTATCTAAGTCAAAGATACCTGCAGTTGTTGTATTAGTTTGAGCACCTTTTTCAGATCCGATGTAAACTGATCTTACAACTTCTCTATTGATTTCCGCAAGGATCTCAGCAGATAAGATGTTTGATAATTCAGTTTCAGCATCTAAACCGTGAATTGCTTTAAGGTCTTGTGCTAATTCCATTGTGTACTCAGCCTTTAATGCTCTGCTTTTTGCAGTCACAGTTGATTTCTCAATTGAGAATGCCATTTCAGCAAACGCATTACCAGACGCATCACCTAATGCTTCTGCATAGTCAGTAGTCATTCCTGATCCACTTGTGTATGCACCAGCAGGTGAGTCGTTAAGTACAGCTGGGTTAGTTCCAGATTGTGCTACTCCTGTTTTATTTGAAACAGATGAACCAGCAGCATTTCTACCACTGAAGTCTGTGTCAGCTTCGTCAAAAAGAGCTTCACCACCAGTTTGAGATGCATATCTGCTTCTCATAGCAAATATCAAGCCTGTAGGACCTGACATTGGTTGAACGCCTGCAATATCGTAAGCGATAAGGTTAGGCATTGATCTTCTTACTAAGCTAATTAAAATAGGATTCCAGTTTTGTATTGAAGAACCAGTTGCATTAGCAGGTGCAGCTTCTGATAAGAAAGCAGC